CGATAAAGGTAATATCATCCATTACTCCTATTGAACCTGAAATGTGTTGTGAACCAGATAACTTTAATGAACCTGTTATGGTTGAATCTGTTGTGAATACAGTTTGGACGGTATCATCACTCGAACTTGAGCGATGAAAATAGATTTTACCGTCAGTAGTATTTACGGCTAACTCACCTAATTCTAAAGATGATGTTAGTGGTGTTTTACCAACGACGGCACTTCGTTTTAATTTAATTGATTGAGCCATATGGTTTTACTTATTTTATATAAAATTTAACTATATTTATAGTCATTAATAAATATAAGAAAGTTAAAAAGTTGGGGATTTTATTTTAGAAACTTCCACCGTCAATTTCATCAGTAATTATCCAAGTAGTTCCATTGAATTGAACTAACTGGCCACTTGCGGAAGCTACTGGAACTAAGTCCACAGTTTTGTTCGTATAATTTACAAACATTAAACTATGACTGACTGGGGAAGTGTAATTTAGAGTTAAGTCGTTTCCGACTGTTAATGATGAACCTGATACTTGTAATCCGCTTTGTGCATCAATCCTACCTGTTGAATCTAATACTCCATTTATAATAAGATTTTGGTCATTTAAATCTAATAGATTTGGGTCAGCATCTATACCAATGTTGGCTCCGTCATTGATAACTATACTACCATTTAAGGTGAAAGTGTCGTCAGATAGGGAAATAAGGTCTGTGTCACTCTGGACTCCGATACTACTTGTTGAGAAGGTTAAATTACCAATTTTTATTGAACCACTAAATTCGTGAACATCATCTCCTGTGTCTCCAAATTGGTTTGAACCAGACGCATATATAATAGATGATGAAACATACTCTGTTTTAAATTCTCTTGCTGTAATAGAACCAGAAGTGTATATATCTCCAAGAACATTTATATTAGAATTAAATGTAGTAACTCCCATAGAGGCTGTTGCTGCATTCAATAAATAAGATGCACTTTGTGCAAGTATTGTATGTAAGTCACTACCACTTGCAAATGATGCAGTTTGGTTAGAGTTTACAACCTTAACTCCTAATTCTTCAACCCAACCAAACGAACCAGTTGAAGTTAATCCACCACTTACTGAACCAGTTACATCTAATTGTCCTGTTATGCCAGTATCACCATCAACTTGTAATTTTTGTCCAACAACATTTGTTCCAACACCAAGATTTCCAATTATAAATGTATTTTCTGCTACATCAACTCTACCAAAAGAACCAGTTGAAGTTAATGAACTACTTACATTTACAAAAGACATAGAAGTGTCTGCAACTAAATATGATGCACTTTCTGCAAGGAATTGGTGTAAATCACTACCACTTGCATATGAACCAGTTAAAGTGGACATTACATAAGACGCACTTTCTGCAAGTATTACTTGAACATCACTTCCACTTGCAAACGAACCAGTTTCTGATTCTAACACATAACTGGAACTTTCTGCAAGGAATTGATGTAAATCACTACCACTTGCGAAACTACCAGTTTCACTTTCTACTACATAACTGGAACTTTCTGCTAATATTTGGTGTAAATCACTTCCACTTGCAAACGGGGAAATATGAACTGAATCAACAAGTTCTAATTTTCCAAATGATGCGGTTGAAGTTAATGAACCACTCACTCCACCGACATCATCAATAGTAAATGATGAACCAGTTATTTGTAATGAACCTGTAATTCTATGAATATCATCTAAAGTGTCACCAAATGTTGTAGAACCACTTTCATAAATAATTGATGACGAAACCACTTCTGTGTGGTATTCTTGTGCTGTCATTGAACCTGATGTGGTGATATTTCCTACAACATATAATGTTGAATTTATTTGTGTTGCACCTAACGATGCAGTATCTGCGTTTTGTAAATAAGAACCAGTATTCGTAGAAACCACATATGATGCACTTTCTGCGAGTATTACTTGAACATCACTACCACTTGCAAATGAACCAGTTTCTGATTCTAACACATAACTGGAACTTTCTGCAAGGAACTGATGTAAATCACTACCACTCGCAAAACTACCTGTTTCACTTTCTACTACATAACTGGAACTTTCTGCAAGGATAGGTTGTAAATCACTACCACTTGCAAAGGAACTCGACTCGGATTGTCTTACATAAGTATCTAAAAGTCCTTGAACATCAGAACCTGTTGCAAATGAACCAGTTTCTGATTCAATAATATAAGTTGTTGATGCGGATGCGTAAGAACCAGTTGCATCCATTAAAGTTTGAACGGTAGAACCACTTGCAAATATTGAATTGGATACTGATATTGTATCACCGACAATTCTACTAAATGAACCAGTAGAAGTGAGTGAACCACTTATATCTTTATCAAACTCAACTGAACCCGTTACATTTAACGAACCAGTTATTCCAAATGAACCTGATAAAAACTCTTTTAATTGTTTTCTCTTTAAATCGGCCATTATGAATTAAACTTCCCTTGTGCGATAATTTCATCATCACTTTCAAGATTGTATCCTAAATCACTTGTATTTATTTTTAATAAAAATATTGAACCACTTTGTTCTATTTCAACAGCGTTATGTTCCATATATCCACCATTCATAAAGAATATGAAATCGTTTTCAGATGTTGCTGTCATACCACTTGGTGCGGATGCTGTTGTTGCTGCGAAACTTGCGGTTGCTGAACCAGTTACACCAGTTGCTACCTTTACATAATTTTTTCTTAAATAATTTAATCCAGATGAAGTTACACTTCCTGTTAATTGTGCATTTAAATAAGCTTTTGAAACTGCTGAACCTTGTGCTGTTGGAGCGGCTGGTAGTCCTAATACTTCTCCGTCACCACTAAATGTTAAATTACCAGCTGATGCCATTGTTGAAGTGGCTAAACTTGTAATTGTTTTATTAGTTAATGTGTCTGTTGTTGAAGCTCCTACAATATTTATATAACTTCCAGCTGCATTATCTATTGCCCATCTGGTTTCACTATGGTCAAATACTAATGCTGCATTTGTAGAACCTACTCTACCAACTCGTATTCCAGAATCTGTTGATGATAGTGCTGTTGAACCAGTAAAGTTTAAATCTATAATTGGGTCTTCCACTGCGAAAGTAGAAACATTATTATAAGAGGCTGAACCTTGAACAATTAAATCTCCAAATATTTTTATACTACCACTTGGATATCCAGTTGTTAATAGTTGTATTGCAGTATTATCAGCGGCATCCATAATCACTGGGTCTGTTGTGTGGGCTAATTTTAATTTACCTGTTGTTAAGGTATTGGTTGCTCCAATATTCAAACTACCTGTTCCTAAATTATCTACATTTATATTATCAAATTCTAATGTATATAATCCAGTTAAGGAACTTGTTGTAGCTGAACTTTGTAAACTTAAACCACCTGTTTGTGGGGCTTGTGCTTGTGTTGTTAAATCAATTAAACTCATAATGAGGCCTCTCTCTGAAAACTAATTTGTATGGAAGACTCGCTTCCATCTCCTGTTGTAGTTGGTGGTAAAAAATTACTATCACCTTCTGTTACTACCGAACCACTTTTTAATTTAACTCCGTAATTATCGTAAGTTAATGTGTGTATTCTAACTTTTTTCTGTGTTGAATCTACAAAAAAGTCTGCTGATGCTGACGCTGTTTGGTCAGTATTAGAAGATTGTTCAACACCGTTAATAAATATTCGTAATGAACCATTTCTGATACGATAATTGTCAGCTATTGTTGGCTGGAACTCATTATAATATAAAGTATCAGTTGTTCGTTCTGAATATGTAAAATGTTCTCTTTGATTAAGATATCTTTCGTTTCCGCCAGACAAATGAACTATGTCTGTATCAACTACAGGAAATCCATTTTTATTATCAATAGTATAATCTAAAAACACACTCCCAGTATCTCTAAATCTAATTCTATCTGCAGAAAAAGATGATTCACTTACTGGTAACATAAATGGTCTTGTCTTTGTTTTTAATCCTGTTCTTTTATCTATTTCTCTTTGTCGTGCCATTATGTCATCTCATTTTGGAATATAATTGTTACATAATCAGAATTCGTTAATGTAAATCCACTATTATCTGATTGTCTTTTTCTTATCACAACATCTTTATATGAACTTGAAAGATAATAATCAAATCCACTTGTATATCCAACTTGGTCATTAGCTGATGTAATTTCTAATCCATTTAATTTTACTTGAACTGATGAACTCATTATTCGTCTATCTGTTTCTAATGTTGGTTGATAAATTTGTCCTTTACTTGCAGATAAAGATGATGATTGACTACCAGATACTCTAAATGATTTTAAATTATACATAGAATTTGCATTTGAAACTGATATTAACGCTTTATCATCTCTTGATGATGTTGGTTCTCCACCACCTCTCATTATATAGTAAGTTCTACCACCATAAGTATTTGTAAATTCTAAATCTTGTGCTTGTGTTCCTACTCCCTCTGAAGAACCTCTAATAAAATCTGTGGCACTTCCTAATCCACTTCGTATAGATGATTGTCCTATTGAAAAAATACTAACCTTTTCACTTCTACTATCTGGAGAAAATAATGATGATACAACTAACCCAGATTCATCTTCAACAACCACTTGTTTTGGTGTGAAGTATCTCTGTGTAGTCATAAACTCGTTAAATGACTCGGGAACGAGATAACCTTTAAAACTCATATTGAATGTCGTCTTAATAATTCTTTCGTTGTCAGACATCTCTGTTGCATCTTCAAATGAATCTATTGATGATAAGAACTTAAATTTGTCTGGTTCTCCCCAATACGCTCCGTCTGAAAAATTGATTTGTTCAATAATTGTATTCATATCCTCAATATATGGTGTCCAAACAATCGCTTCATAATTCAATTTCATATGGTCTGGCATTGCGATAGTATAATATTCTTTTTGGTTTAATAAACCTTGAACGACTGAAAATCTGTCGTATCGTTGATTTTTAGAATATTTCTTTTCAAAGGTATAAAATTGTTTTGGGTCATTTGCATCTAATTTATCTATTGGTAAAGTTTCGTTGGCCTCCATAGATGTTCTTTTAAAAACAATTAGTGGTGTAATCAAAGAACCTTTAACATCACGAACATAACCGTCTTTTTGGATTGATTTCCATCTCTCTGCGTTAGCATAAAATACAGGAACTTTAACTTCTTGTTTGTTAATATTGACGGTTGGTTTAATTACTTCATTAAAATAATACATAATAGCCGCATCAATATCCATCAATCCAACTGATACATTTTTTACTGTATCTTTTCGTTGGTTTGTTTCAGAACCTCTACCTCGTTGTAGTCCTCTATTAAGTTCTCTACCTTTCAGTATTCGTTCTTTTCGTGGTAATGGTTTTGTTCTTGTGGTCATTATTCAACTCCTAATTCCAATCCAATTCTATTTGAATATTCTTTTTGAGTATTAACAATATTATCAAATGAATATGGAACTAAATATCCTTTCATACTTAAATCAAATGTGTTTTTAATAATTCTTTCACCTTCAAATTCTGAAGTGTCTGTAAATGATGTAATACCTGCTCTAAACTTAAATTTATCTGGTTCACCCCAATATGATTTTTTTGCCCAACTAATCTTTTCTATAATTTCATTCATTTGGTCTATATAAGGTGTAAATACAACACAATTATAATTTACTGTCACATAACTTGGCATTACAACATTGTGTGCTTCTTCTAACGGTTCATCATTTTCAAATAATGTAGAAGTTTGTGTAAATCTGTTTTCTTTTGTGTATTTTTTTAAAAATGTATAATTAGATGATGCTGGAGCGATTGAACGAGCTAAAAATGTGTTGCTTTCATCTTTAGTAACTGATGTTCTTTTGAATATAATTAAAGGTGTAATCATTTGTCCTTTAACATCTCGTAGATACCCGTTTTTCTGAATAATTTTCCATCTTTCAGGATTTGCATAATAAACAGGAACTTTTACGACTTCATTGTTATCCGTTACAGTTGGTTTGATTACCTCATTAAAATAATACATAATAGCTGCATCAATGTCCATTAATCCAACTGAAATATTTTTTACTTTATCATCTGTGCGAGTGGTATCATACCCTCTGTTAAAGTTCTTTCTCGTTGATAATATTTCTTCTTTTCTTGGTAAAGTTTTACTTCGTTCCATTAAATACTTCTCACTTCTTCAATGTTAAGATTTCCTCGTCTTAACAAGTTAGCACTACATATGACTGAATGAATGTGTTGTCCATCAAGTTGTTTATATTGTCCACCGACTAATTGGTTTTCATTTATATTTGAAATCTCCCAATAAGCTGTGAACCACTCGATAACATCTCCTATTTCCAATACTAAACTTAAGTCTCTTAAAGATTGTCTCACAAAAGAAAATGTTCCTGCTTGTCTTAAATCAGGACCAAATTCATCTGTATTATATGTCATATCATCTGATGTAACCAAACAAGCTATTTCAATACCAGGTTTCCAAACCTTTCCACTTGATGATTCACCATACATATTTGTTTCTGTATTACCTGCTGATATTTTGTAGATAATTACAGTTTGGTCAATTATCCCACTATTCGCATTATTTAAATCACCGATAAGTTCTTTATTAACTCTATCAAATATATCTAAATCTTTTTTTCCGAAAAATCGTGGGTTTGCCATCTTCTTTCTCCTAACCTATGTAGATTGGATAAGGAACTCTTTTAAGTTTTTCTTGTAGGAACTCTGATTCATCCTTGTCCGCTTCAAGTAGTGCTCTACGAGAAGTTTGGTCAAGCATTTCTCTAAGTTGTGTAACAAGAACTTCTTTTTCGGCCGCCGCTTCACTTCGTAAAGTATCACCGTCCAAGCTTGTTTCTGCACCCGGAATCGGGATAGAACCATATTTACTTCTAATTATACCCAATAATTCCTTTGTTAGAGCTAAACCATATTTTCTAATCCATTGTCTTCCCACATCATTAATATGTCCATAAGTCATATTATCATATGGAACATTGGAAAAGTCGGAAATTACATCTGAACTTCCTGAATGTTCTGTAACTAATGCATTATCCCTATCAGAAGTAACTAAATAATTGAAATGTAGTTTAAATCCTGATGTTGGTCTTGGGAAAATTCTTAATTTATTATTTCTTAATTGAAATGTAAAGGCCGACTTTCTTACTTGGTCATTTAATTCAATCGCTTGTAATCTTAACATATCTGCGTAAACTGGCATCATTAAAAATGATACTGCTGGTGAATAATTACCAAATCCGAACTGGTCTAATAAATTTAGTGTCCCAGCTCCAGTTCCTGCATAAGGGTCAAAATATCTTTGAACTGCTGGTTTTTCTTCATAGAATACTCTTTTCAATTCTATTGCTTTTCCAGATTCAGATACATCTGCCCATATTGCGTTTAAGTCATAATCTTGTGAACCACTAACACAATCAATAGAACCTGATTTTATATCTACGAAACCACCAACGCCCGCTTCAGTTCCGTAAGCTTGTGATAAAAACACACTTCTTCCTAAATTCGGGGTTACTCGTTTATGAGTTAAATTTGATGATGTTGATTGTCCTTGTAGGGAAAGTAAATTATCTCTAATATTGAATTGATTTACTTGTGCTGAATATTCAGTCACAGATTCCTCTAAACAAGCATAAAATTGTTTGTCTTGTAATTCCACATTCATTAGTGGATAACCTAATCTTTTTGCACACCAATCAGCGTATTTTGGAGCTTCTGTTTGATAAGTTGAATCATCATCATAAGTTCCAAAAGGGGTATTTCCACTAACTGCTGAACCTGAACCAGGCCATATTGGTTCTTGAGCCATATTTTTCTCCGTTAAATAGTTCTGTAAATAAATATAAGAAGTTGAGAAAAATGATTATTATACGATACAAAAAACCCCCAGAGAACTGGGGGTTAATTGTTGGTCGTTAATTAAAAATTAACTACTCGATTTCTGTAATGTTACTTACTACACTTTGTCTACATCAGCAACAATAACTTTACCATAGAACTCACTTCTTACTAATTTCTTAGCATAACGAGTCATAACGCCTTTACGCGGTGTAAAGTTAGTTGGGTCATAAACTAACGGTGTCATAATTAACGGTACATATGGAGCATATACAGCACCTGTTTCTAAGAAGTTTGAACCTCTAAATCCACAAAGGATTTGATTCTCAGTCATATAAGGGTTCTTGTATACATTGAATCTATTGTTTAATAGACCAACTTTTTGAACACCCATAGCGTAAGAACTATCTACTGCACCATCTGAAGTTGTAGCATATCCAGGAATTGATTCAAGGATTGTTGCTGTTTCAGGTGAGATTACAATAAAGTTAGCTCCGCCTCTTAGAGTTTTTTGGTGTATAGCGTTAGATACGGCTTGTATCTTGTTTCCTAAAGTCTGGAACCATTCACCTTTTGTATATGCGGAAGCATTAGTTGCAGTGTTCTTGAAAAGACCACTGTCATACTCGCGTCCAACAAAAGCTGACCATCTTTCTGTCTTAGCAGAAGCACCACTTAACAACATATCAAGGATTTCTAAATCAATTTCCATTGAAATATATTCACTTAATAGTGATGTTAGTTCTGCTTCAGCGTCAACTGAATGATAAGCGTTTAGGTCTTGAGCTAACTCAGGAGTCCATACAGCTTTTAGTTTACGAGTTTTTGCAACGATTGCAACACTTCTTAGTGCGATATTAATTTCAGGTATTCCTGCATCTGATTCTGCACCTGTTCCACTTGCTGTAGCTTCAAAATCTCCTCTTGAAGTATCAGCTGGTTGTTGGTGGTATTTGACCTTAACCTGAACTGATAATGCATACAATGAAGCTGCACCAGTTGGGGCTGTTGGGTCGACTACGAATCTGACATTAGAACCAGTTACTGCAGTATAAGCTGGATAAGTTGCGTCTAATCCTGCTCCTGCACTACCACTAATTTCAAAAGCTCTTACACCATTAAAGTCAGCATTAGAATCAATAGCTGTTTTAGCTATGATAATTTGTCTTAAATTTGTGAAAGACGCTGTTAATGATGGTTCAAAATCTACATCAGAAAAGTTTACTGATGAAGTTGAGTATGAACCTGTGTTTAGTGTTACTGTTCTATCATTAATAGAATATCCGAATTTACCTGCACCATAAAGTCCTTCGGTTGCATCACCAGAAGCTGATGTTACACCGTGGACATTTTGGCCTGAACTAAAGTTAGTTGCGGCACTTCCGTATCTGAAATCGAGATAAAATATTAGACCTGATGGTAAATTCATAGGTTGCACTGATACGAAATCTTGTGCAGCTAACTCACCAAAAATTCTACGAACTAACGGTAGAGCAACACCTGACCATTGTTCAGTATTTGAACCTGTTCCCACTTGTGAAGCTTCAGTTACCAGTTGATTTGCTTGGTTTTCAAGCAATACTGACATTCCGCTTCTTTGTGTTTCAGAATCAATACCTTCTAATAGACCAGTTGGTTCCCATTTGGAAACTAATTGTCTTGTTTGTTCTAAGAGTTGTCTGTGTGGATTTTTGTTACCATCAAGCAATTGATTGATGTTTTTCAAATCTGACATTTTTTTCTCCGATTTTTATTAAATATTGTTTAAATTAAAATTTAATCTATTAAATTAAATTTGCAAGTTTCTTAAATCTGTTCTTCATTTCTGCGCCTTCTGAAATTACTTCTTTCTTTGGTGCAGTTGATTGAACAGTCTTTGAAGCTTGACCTTTGTTCTCATTTACTCTTGGTTTATCATTGCCTTTGAAAGACTCTGCTAAAGTAGTGTAAACAAGTTTGATTTCTCTTAAGTTCTTAGTTCTATCGAATTGTTCAACGACTCTAAGTTTTTGATTATTATTTAAACCAAACCCTCTAAAGAGTTTGTTTGTAAATAGTAATTTAGCATTCAATAAATTAACTTCGTTTAATTTCTCACGAAGGAAACCAACTGTATCCTTGTATTCTTTTAGTGTGTTTTGTAATTCTTCAACTTTATCTCCATTGTCGTCATTATCATCAGCTTCTTCTTCGTCAAGAGCTTTGATAATTTCATCAAGGTCGATTTCTTCGTCTTCATCAGACAGTTCTTCTGCGTCTTCGTTTTCTGTTACAGGTTCTTTGATAACTGAATCGTCATCATTTTCTGAACCTTCACTTTCGTCAGATGCATCAGATGGTTCTTCCGAACCTTGTCCGATATCAGATGAATCACTCGCAGAATCCGAAGGTTCTTTGTTCTCAGCATCACCTACTGCAGATGTATCTAATTCTTCCTCAAGTTCTTTAATAACTGATTCTAAATCTAATTCATCTTCATCTTCATCAGATAATTCGGCTTCTGCCTCATCATCTTCATCAGATAGTTCTGCTGGAACTTCTTCGTCATCTTCAGAAACTATTGGGGCGTATTTAATACCATTTATTTCAATGATATCATCTTCACCTTCTTCATCTTCATCAGATAATTCTGCTGGAACAACTTCATCATCTTCATCAGATAATTCTGCTGGAACAACTTCATCATCTTCATCAGATAATTCTGCTTCACCTTCATCATCTTCATCAGATAATTCTGGTTCTACTGTTTCTTCTTCGTGTCCATCTTCTACCTCGTCTTCATCATACATATCTTCTTCGACTTCGTCTTCGTCTTCTACTTCAGACTGAATCTTTTGTGATAACATATTTTTTAGACGCGGTGTAAACGCTTCCTCAAGAGCTATTTTAGCATTTTCTAATGCAGTAGCACGCAGTGCTTTAGCATCAGCGATTGCTTCTTTTAAAATATCATCCATTTTATTTCTCCGTTGGAATCAAATATAGCTATTGGGAACTATAATAAGGTTATTAATATACAATATATGAAATGGTCGATTGACCGATATTGTGTTTACATATAAATATAAAAGTATGAAAAAATTAGGTCTTTTTAAAGACATTTTCTGTATAAAACTACTGATTTTTTGATAAATTTCTATTATTTACCGCTGCTCTTTTTCTTTGCAGTCTTTTTTTGACTGAAGGTTTTGTAAAAAACTGTCTTTCTCTTAATTCAATCATTAATCCAGAGTCTTTTACTTTCTTCTTTAATAGTCTTAATGCGTGTTCTACTTTGTTATCTCTTACTGTAACCTTTAACATTTTAACCTCTTTCTTTATAAAGTTCTTCTGTCTCTTTTAGTGTTCTTTTTTGCATTACTTAAACCACCAATAATCGCATCGATTACACTATTGGTAAGTTTAATATCTTTCTTTCTTATAGCTAATTCAAGTTTTCTAGCGTGATGTTGTGTGAATTTTAAATAAACATTATTTAACAAACCCCAACCTTCTGCTTCGTTGATTGGTTTGGAATTTTGTTGATATTTTTCCCTTACACTATCTAATGTAGGTAATGGTTCACCAAATTTTCTTTCCCAAACTTTTGTTTCTTTTAATAGTGATTTAAGTTTCATTAATCTGTTTCTTGTTTTGCTTGGTAATTTTTATCAACATAGTTATAAAACGCTTTTTTCTTATCACCCAATTCTGCTGGTGAACTAACTCCGAATTTTTCTAATGCACTTCTAAAGAACTTTGCGTATTTAGTATCATCTTCTGTTATTTTAGTTTCCAACTCATTTTCATTTAAGTCATAATAACGACTTAAAACATTTCCCATATCTTCATATAGTGCTGATAGTCTTTGTTGAACTGAACTTGCGTCTTCTGATAACCTATCGAATTGTTTTGATAAGTTTGTTAATTCTTTCATATTACGATTGACTGTAACTTTGTCAAACCAATCTTCTGTTTCTCTTAGTGTATGAACACTTGCTGCACTTGCGATATCAGATAAAGTTTTTGCAGCTTCTTTTAAGTCACCCGACTGATAAATCGTATCACCTAAATTACCGAACTCTTGAATTTTTGATAAAATTTGTTCTGAACTGATTTTAGGTTCATTTTCAACATCACCATATTTTTCTTTAACCATTTTAGATAAAGACATATCGTTATGAAATGCTGGTTGTGAAACAATACCACCTGCTAATGCAAATGCGTGTTCTTTTAATAAACTTTTTAATTTAATTATTTTTGCCATAATTTTCCTTGTTACTTTAGTTATTAATAAATATCAAATATTAAAATTTTTGTTATAATCTTACATTTAAACCGGTGTTCTTTTTGAACATCTTACCTAATTGGTCGGCATAAACTCCTTTTACTCTTGATTTAATTGTTATTTTACCAGCTCTTACTTGTATGAATTCCATATCGTATAAATCTCTTGATGTTAATTTGATTCTAACATGCGATACACCTTTTGCATTTCTCATAATTTTCATATGTAATTCATTTTTTGATTTATCAACTGCAAGATTTTTAGCACCTACCATTGTGATAAATTTATTACCACCTAATTGTTGTAGTAATTGTTTTGGGTCTAATCTTGCTTCATTTACTGATTCTGTTTTGGTCATCTTTATTTTTTTCAGCATTTTTTTAAATGTTTCTAAATCTTCTTTAGTATAATCTTTATCTTTTTTAATATCGTCTAAATGACTTTTGAATGTCTTTTTAACATCTTTTTCATCATCAAAAACCATCCAAGAACGAGTGCTTGTTGTAATCATATCAGAAACTGGACCATTATAATGAATAGTCGTAATTGGTCTTCCATTATATTTTAACATAATTCTTTCATTTACTGATTCTTTCTTCAAACGACTCTTTTCAGCTCTACCTCTATTTGTTGATTCTTTTTCAAATCCCACAATTTTTCCACCTTTGTGTGATGCATCTTTACCATCACCATTACCATAAGTTCCATTTTTTCTGTTATACTGATTTAATTCGGCTCTATATTTCTTTGCCTTTGTAGATGAACCATATTTCTTGTATTCTGTTTTGTAATCTCTTTCTTCTTCTACTGATTCTCTTCTCTCTTTACTATAATATAATTTCCAAGCTTTAGTTCCTTGTAAATGTTGGTCGTGAAAAGTTCCTTTGTTTGTTATATAGTTAAAATCTACAAATTCTTTATTAGGTTTGGATTTCATTATCCACTTAACTTTTACTCTTTGACTAACTGGTCTTCTATGTTCATCACGAAACCTTACTATATCACCGACTTTAACTCCTCTATTTCCTCTTGTAAGTCGTTTGGCTTCATTTACTGATTCACCTATTGCTTGTCTAATAAATGTCCATCGAACTGCGTCGTATTGGTCGTGGAATTTGTCCAATAGTCTTTTAACCAATTTAGAGTTATATCCTCTTGGAAAAAATCTTTTAAATTTTTTATAATTTAAATTACTTTTATCGTATCTCATAGACAAAATAGCACTTGACATTACTCTTTCTAATTGTTTTCCTTTTAGACCTACTTTCTTAAGATTGTCTGCGAGTTCTCTTGCTATTACAAACAATATTTTTCTATCTCCACCTGTGAAAGCTTCTTTTAAGTGTCTGTCCTCTTCTCCAGTTGCACCAGGTGTTTTTAATTTTTTTCCGTCAACACTTTGTGTATAACCACAAGTTTCAACATAATCTTCTTTTACAAACTTCTCATAATTATCGTCACCCGGCATATAACCTTTTTTCAATGCTGCCATATGTTTTGCTTGTTTTTTTGGGTCTTCTTTTGTTTTCTTAACTTTTACAATATTTCCGTCTCCGTCAACAGTATAATTTTTACTTCTTATTTTCCTTGCTCTTTTTTCTCTTTCTTTATCGTGAGCTGCTTGTTTTGCTTTTTTACTACCAGGGTGGGATTTTACATATTTCTTTTGGTCGTCTGAACTTAATCTATCGAACCAATCCTCTTTAATCATTTCTTCTACTGATTTTCTGATTTTTTGACGAAGGTATTGTTCTACCTTTTTAGGAAGTCCTTTGTGCTTTGTTGATGCGAAGTCATCAACATCTTTTTCTTTCATATCTTCTGCTGCATCTTGAGCGGCTTTAGAAAATTTAGATGCTGGTTCATCACCTTGTTGGATTGTTTTCACAATACCCATAAATTTTTGTTGTTGTTTTGATTTAGCAGGCATTATTTCTTTCTTTTTCCATATTTGTTAAATCTATCTCTTAAATTATAATATAAATTTTTTAATACATCTCTTTTAGATAAACTTGAATCTTTCATTCTACCAGTATTTATACTTTTTGATAAATCTAAATTATCATATTTACCTTGTTTCATATCTGATGTAAAGATACTAACTGCTCTTTGTTGAGCTTGTCCGATATGTTTTGAAGCTTTATTTACTGCGTCTTGTGAATGTTTCATTGCTTCTTTATTTGACCATTTAATGTGTCCTAATGATGAGGCTGGAAAGGATTCTCCTAAATGTTGTTGTGTTACATTTTTAATATCTAATCCAAATTCAACGATATGTTTTTTAAATGATGATTGAATTTCTTTAACTGATTTTCTCATACCTTGTTTTGATAATAATTTTGAAATGATTTTTACTTCATTTTTTATATAACTAATGTTAGTATTTATTGCTCTAAATGCAGATTCCATTTGTCTTTTTTCTCTTGGACTCATTTGTTCTGAAAGAGAATTTATTTCTGTTTGAATATCACGAATTTTATTAAACTTTTCGTATATTGCTCTTAATTGTGTATCTGATGTTCTTGCCATTGTTTTATCTCAAGTTTAAGTATTTTTTTAATATATTAACACTAACTGATATTCTTTGTAATACATCATCAAAACTTTTTCCGTCTTTAATTCTTACTGTCTTTTCTAAATCATTCATAGTTAATTTCATATTTTTGACTATTATTGGAAGTTTCTTATCATTCCATACATCAAATCCAGTTCTTTTGTTAAGGTATTCTCTATTATAATCAGAAACTTTTTCGTTAATTTCTACTGATTCATTTTCCATATCTTTGAACGCTTGTTCTTTTGCTTTTCTTTTCATTTCTTTTTCAGCTGCATCCATTTTAGCGTTTGCATCAGTTGCGGCTTTCATAGATTTCTTTTCAATATCTTTTGCTGAACCTTTTTCTGGTTTTCTACCACTGCCTTTACCACCTTCTTGTTGATATTTTTCCATCACACTATCTAATGTAGGTAATGGTTCACCAAAGTTTCTTTCCCAAACCATTGATTCTTTTAATAAGTCTTTTAATTTCATCATATCTCCTTAACTGACAAATGTATGTGCTTTTAATTTTAATATATTTCTTGTAGAATCTACAACTCTTTCAGCGTATGAATTTAAGTTGTCATCACTATACGAACTTTTTCTATTAGCTTCTCTTAGATAATCTGCATAATCACCAAATAAGTTTTGTGACCTACTTGCGATATTACTTGCTGCTGACCATAATTTATTATCAAAGACATCCATTCCATATTCTTTTGATAATCTTTTCATATGTTTTTTCATTGCTGGACTTTTAGCGGAAATAACTTCTTTCATCATTTTATCAAGATGTTTAGTTGCTTTAGTAACTTCCTTCTTAATTCTTTTTGGGTCGTTTTTCATTTTTGCAACAGCTTTACCATATCTTTCTTTTTGTGCTTTTGAAAATTCTTCAGGTGTAGTAAATTTACTTGCTCCATATCTTGCAGCTCTTCTTAGTTTTCCTACCTCTATTGCTCCCATATATTCTGCTGCTTTAGATAAGTCCAAGTGATACCACATTAGTCCAGGAATTTCTTTTATTGTTTTTAAACTTCTGTATCCGAATGCGTCTAATCCGACCATTGTTCTTGAATAACTATCTATTTCACCTGCTGTTCCAATTTCTGGTTTTCTATAATTTGAACCCATATGTAATGGTTTTCCGTCTTTAACAACTGCGATAAGTCTTCCTTTTGTTATACCTACATAAATTCTACTACTATCATAATAACTACTTTGTCTTGTTTTACTTCGTAGATATTCTATATTTTTACCAGCGACTGCGAAACTAATTCCTTTTTTCTTTGGTGTTCTTAATCTTTCAATCTGGTGGTCTTCAACTTTATCCCATTGAATACCATATTTATTTGCTGTGGCTGAAAAGAAATCACGATTTATTCTTCCGGCTGATAGTTTTCTCAAAGTATCACTTTGAAAAGTTTCTGTTAGTAAAGAATTTTTTACATCTTTGATTTCTTCACGAATTATTTGTCTTAAATGTCCTTTTGTTATCTTCATACTTACCCTTTTACCTTTTTACTTTTGATGAATTGTTTTCTTTCTCTTACTCTATCGTAAACTGCTTTTTTAAGAGCTTTTGGATTTGTTCTTGCCATATACAAAACTCTACCAATATCATATTCTTCACCTAAGTCTCTAATTGCATTTAATTCATCTGGTCTGTTTACTTTGATAGCTTTTGCTATTTCCATATATATGCTTGAATAAGATTCTTTCATTGATGTTTTCATTATATTTTTATAATTTGACATCTATCTCTCCGTAATAATATCGTGTATTAATTGTTCTGTTTTACACCAAATACCACAATCTGGTCTTTGTTCATATTGTTGATTTTTATCAACTGATTCATTTACAGGTGATAGGAAAGCTCCGTGTGTTGATGGATTTGATACAAAGTCAAATGCAATTAATTCAAAGTCTGGTTGAACTTCTTGTGCTCCTTCACCAACTGATTCTACTGAACCTAATCCTCTTGAACTAATTCCTAACTTAATTCCTGATTTGAATAATTCTTTTAAAATGTTTCCACTCGGTGTTCCCAATACTTCAACAGTACCTATTAAATCATCACCATTGAAATGCATTTCAGTTATATTATGTGATGTGTTTTGTAAATTCACTACTGAACTATCTGGGTGGTCTAATTCACCAAGTGCTCTTTTCTCATTAATGAAGTTTTCTGTGTATTTCTTTGCTTCTCTCATTAATAAATCTTTTGGATATACTCTACCATTTTGATTTTGTGATTCTGCTCTTTGTAAAACACCTTTTACGATTAATCTTCCATCATTTGTTGTGATGGATTCATTAATCTGTTGAGTTGATATCTCGAATGGTAAATAATCTACTATTAATTGTCTCATTGTAATTTTCCTACTTTATTTGCTAATTTTACTAATCTTTCTGAAATCTTTCCTAATGCGTTGTGAGTTGTTTTCCAATAATCTGATGAATTAACTTTTAATTCATTTTTTAGTTTAACACTCATATCAATTGTTTTTGATAATGAATTTAATGAATCTCTTACTTCTCTTATTGAACGACCAATTTTTTGTTTTGGTGTTATTGATTCATCATTTCTCCAAGTGTGATAACGACCCTCGTTTAAATTTTTATTCTTTAATATATTTGCAAGTCCACTAAAACGACCTTGAAGAATATTTGTAAGACTACTTATTACTTGGTCATCTTTTTCTGTAGCTTTTCCAACTGACTTCTTGTTAATTAATTTAGATAATGCTTTAACATACTTAACATCAAGTGTTAATTCTCTTTTGAATTCTTTAACACCCCTGTCGTTTAGAGTTTCATTTACTTTTATAAATCCAGTTGAGTTAGTTACTATCTCATCTTCTTTCTTTTTGTCTTGTGCTCTTTTTTTCTTGGATTGGAATGCGTATGGTGTTTGTGGTGGCCCCTCACCTCCGTCTAAATTACCAGTCATTGAAGCTTCTTCAAGTTCTTCTTCAGACTGAATATTTAGATTATCGTATTCTACCAGTTCTTTTCTGATAGCTCGTCTTAATTTTTCTTTAAGTTGTTTTAATTTTGGTGACATCTTCCAATTCCTTTATAAGTTCATAATATCTCATTAAAGTAACCACTTGGTTATCTCTAACAAACGATTTAGTTGTAAAGTTTTTAGCTTGATTAATAGCTTCACTTAGTTTTATTTTAACCACCTTATCATTTACTTTTTTGAGTAATGGTTTTAATTCGTTTACAACCTTTGTTATTTCTTCATTTATGAACTCACCGAAAGAATTTGAATTGGATACATTGTTAATGTATTCTCTTAGAAGTGACTTTTGTGATTCTGATAAGTTGGTATATTTTTGGTTGAATTTATCGACCAAAATTTCGTATGATAATAATTGAGTATCTCTTTCTTCTTTTCTTAGTGTTTCAGAAACTTTACTTGGTTTCTTTATTCTTCGTGTAGAAGTTATACTCTCCAAAATACTATATTTTGTATCAACTATTTCTTTTGGACTAAAATCTATCCTTGTTGTTTCTGTTAGGAAAAATTTGTAAATGGATGCTAAAGTTTTATAATTTGATACTCTTGTATTAAAAAAGTCTTTAGCTGAAAAAGTTTCGGAAATTTCTTTAATCAAGTTATATTTTTCTTTTTTTAAATCTTGATTACTAATTCTTTGTCTTGTCTTGACTACAGCTTCTAATAATTTTTCTGCTCGTCTTTCATCCTTGTAAGAATTAGTTAAAATTATATCGTAAAGTTCTTTCTCTTTACCTAATGCAGTATTTTCATTGAAATATTTCTTCAATAAGTTAACCGACTTTGACTCTCTTCCATCTAAAATATCAGCGGTAACTTGTCTTGTTAAGATTTCATATAGTAAACCTGTATTTTTTATTTTAGAATGTTTTATTTTTTGGGACATAAATTCCTCAACTCCGTTTCGCAAACACCAATTTAATTATTGATATATTCTATCAATTATAAATATAAAGTTTGTAAATTATTAATCAGTTTAATTATCACTTAAAGACGAAGAAACTTCATTTTTATACTCTGCTTCTACATCTGTGGTTTCATTTAATATTTTTTTATCAACTTTAGACTTTAATTTATCAAAATGGGACAAGTTCAAGGACTTCCTATACGAGTTACCGTATTTTGGACTGGAACTCATAGCTTTTTTCCTATCGTGTTTCCCTAATGGGTCACGACCTCTTGCACTTCCGTCTTTTCCGTAGTGAGGCATCTCTTTAGGTCTACCAGCACCTTCCCAACCACCTTCGGGAGAACCACCTTCAGGTCCTAATTCCTCAGTTCCTGTTCTACTTGCGAGTTCTTCCTCGCCTTGTTCTTGTGCTTCTTCTGCGGCTTCTTTCGGGTCTGTTCCCTCGTTCTTGATTGAATCAAGTCTAAATTCTTTTTTCTTGTCTTCCACAAGTTGTTCTTCAAATTCTTTTACTTCCTCATCTGAAAAACCAAAAACTTGTTTATACGCCCAATATTTAGATGTTACTGAATTTTCTGCTGTTAAATCATTGAACACTGTAATTCGTTGTCCTAATAACTCTAATTTCTCTTGTTCATAGATTTTAGATGGATTTGTTAATTCAATTTCAAAATCAACTAAATCTGAATCTGTGTATCCTTGTGCATATAAATGAACGATACCAATCTTGGTTAATTCACTAACCAATATTCTTTGTATTCTTTCAATGGTTCTTGCAAATCTAACATCTTCTGCAGCTAATGTAGCTTTAGATTCAGTTGCTTTCTCTGCATATCCATAGAAAGGCTGTGGTATCTTTAATGAGGCTAATAATTTGTTTCTTAGATATTCAATATCATCTGTGGTTTGATATTCTAATCCACCAAGATTTTCTATCTTTGTTCCACTGTCACCACCACGAACAGGTAAGAAAAAGTCTTCTGTGATATTTTGCATATTATATTTTAAATTGTATTGTCCATTATCATCAATTACAGGTGCTTTTTTCATTTGTTCAACTATTCTCTGCATATATTGGTCAACTTCTGCTGGTGGGATATTACCAATATCTATATTGAATATTCTTTTCTCTGGAGCTCTCATAATTCTATGGATTAACATAGCGTCTTCCATAAGTGATAATTGTTTCCATACTTTACGACCACCTTCTAACATTGAACGACCATAAGGTAAGAAATTTGAATCGGAAATCATTCTAAAGTGAGCTATTTCATAATTTTCAAATTCGGTTTGTGTGCCTTGATTAGTTTGTCTTACATCTCCACTTTCTATAACAAATCTTGTATAATAAGGATTTTCTGGGTCTTCCCCTTCTACTCTATTTACATCATAACTCGATAAAGGTTCAACATTAGTAATACCAAACTCTTCATTAATATCTAATTTCAAAAAGAAATCACCATATTTACATAAATTTCTTGTCCAGGGATATAAATTAAATTCAATATTTAAAATATCATAATATAAATTATGTAAAATATCGTGTATTTGATTATTATCAGATTTAATTGATAATATTTTTCCATATTCTGATTTTAATGTTGTTTCGTCTGCATAAATATCTAATGCGGATGCTACTAATGGGTCTGAATCCATTGCTTCATAATCCCTAAATAATCCCAATCTCATTGTCTTCTGATACAATGATTGGTTGTATCCACTCATTCCGTGCGGACTTTTATACAAACGGGAAAATCTATCGACTAAATCTTTCCCTGCTATAGCTTGAACTTGTTGTGTGTCCGCTATTTTTAATCGTCTTCCACCAACATTTCTTACAATCACATTAGTTGAAAACAATCGTCTTAATCTACTGAATAAACCTTTATCAGCCATTTTTTACCTCTACTTTATTAACCAAGTTAAATCTTCCTTTTCCCCTTTTACTTCCATTTCCCAAGAATCGTTTTTATTCGGGTTTGGTTTGTAAACTGCTGGGTTTTGTGAAATACCACTTATTGCTTTTTTTGAGAGTTCTATACCTTCACTTCTCAATCTCAATGCTGTATCTCTAACCCAAAGGGCTATTGCGAAACTCATTACCAGGTCATCATTATATCCTATTAATGCTTCCGCTCTATTACCATTATAAATAAATACAAACAACTCGTCAATCAATCTCCGAGAATGAACATTTACTGATTCTTCTCTAAACATTTCCTCTAACTTTGCAATGATTAAAGGTCTTGTCTTCGCTGTAGTGCTAAATCCAGGAACCATATTTCGTTCCTGAGCTCTATATTTATTTGTCAGTTGATGTTGAACATCAACATATTGCAAATCTTTACTTGTATAAAACAAGTTTGGGTATTCTCTATTGATAACTTGTTGGATTGCTGCCCAACCAATGTTATTATTTTCAACTACCAATAAAGCGTTGTTATATTCGTTAGCTACATTTACTAACATATCACCAAATTCTTGTGTAGAGATTTTTCCTCTATATTCTGCGACTTGTTCTAATGTTTCAATATCTATAATATGAAACGCTGAATAATCTGTTCCGTCTCCTCTACTAACATCGGCACTTACCACATAATTTTTTGTATAGTTTGGTGGTTGCCATATCCAATAGTTAGAATCAATTCCTCTCTTTTCTATTGGTTCTCTTACATCATTTTCTCTAATCTTTTCAAGTATCAACCCATCGATTACTGAACGACCAGAAGTAATGAAGTCACAATCACATTCTTGAGCGGCTAATGAAGGCCCTAATAATTTATCTTGTTCTTGTCTCCAAGTTTCATCTCTATCTGGGTGTAATGACCAATGTAATCTAATAAAATTAAAATCATTTATACCATTCTCAGCTTCTGTCCATATTTTATGAAAAAAGTTACCAACACCATTTGGTGTAGATATAATTAATGCTCTACCACCAGTCGCTAGTGTTTGTTGTGATGCAGCCCATATTGTATCAATTTTATCAATAAACGCGGCTTCATCAATAATAAGTAATGACAATGCTTCTGAACGACCTGATTCTTCAGAACTCGCTACAGCTTTAATTTGAGAACCATTTTTATATCGTAATGATAATTTATTGTCCTCAACACAAGGTTGTTTTAACCAACCAGGTAAGTTAGCATGCATTACTCTAACTTTCGTTACTAAATTCTTTGCTGTATCTTGTTTTGTAGCAATGACCAAGATATTTTTATCTTGTTGAAATGTCATCATCCACAATGCATATCCAGCAGTTAATGTTGATAAACCCAATTGACGAGCTTTCAATACAACATTATAATCACTGTTCATAAAAGAGTGTAGTGCTTTTTCCTGAAAATCGTATAAATTAAAATTAACTTTACCTTTTACAGGGTGTTGGATTATTCCATACTTCCCCAAAAAATAAGTTGGGTCTTGAGCACATTTAGAATATTCTCTTTTAATAGCTTCTTTTAATTGTTTCTTCTGTTCACTCATTATTTAATTACTTCTCCCGCAAGTTTAATTGAACCTGCTGTGGCTATCGCTCCAAGTGTAAAATATATCCACTTATTTTCATACCACTTCGGTTTTATGAGTTTAATTTGTTTCTCATATAGAACCTCACGGTCTTTCAATATATCTACTTGTTGAGTTTTAAATGAAATTAACATAGAATCAATTTGTGCTTGATTCTCATATTTCTTCATTAACTCGTCATAGATTCCTAATTGTTCTGATTGGGTTTCTACGGTTTGTTGTAATTCTTTTACATTGTTACCCATATTGACCACTTCTTCTTCAGAAAAAGTATACACTTTATCTTGGGAAAAAAGTAGGCCAAACATAGTCAACATTAATATTAACTTTTTCATACTAATTACCTTTATTTACTAAAATTCTTTAAAAAATCAGATGCTTTATCTGCATCACCCGTTTTAAAAGTTTTTTTCATTTCAACAGTTTTCTTTTTAGAAACTGTTAATTTTCTTTTTAAAGTAGTGATTTCTTTTTTGTTCTTAGTCTTATTCTTTTCAAGTTTGGTGATTTTAGAAGCTACAGTCTTTTCTTCTTTTTTAGATTCATCAATCTTATTTTCAAGTTGTTTTAACTTTTTAGATTTCTTTGAACCTGCTACTGCACCTGCACCAACAATTGTTCCGATTATCGCTAAAAACCCGAGTAGTTTTTTCCACATTATTTTTCTCCTTACCTATAAATAGTTAGTTAGATGTTTTCTTTCATTTTTTTCAAGTCTTTTATAGCATCGTCAGCAAACTTATTTAAAGATTTTTGACTAACTTGTGCTTTCTCAATCTTTACTTCTGGGTCTTTAATTCCAACATTATACACTTGGTCTGTTGGGCGTTCATTTCTCCATTCTTCTATACCAACTATCATATCTTCAACCCAGGCTCGTTGATTATTTTTTGCTCTATTAGTTGACCACTCATCATACTTACCTTCAAGTCGCAATTTGTGTTCAAATTGTATCTGACAATCCCAACAATGTCCGAATAATCTCCAAAACTTATCATCAAGTTTTTTCTTCATTGTTTTTTTACATTCTTTACAAAACAAAGGCATTCTAACTTCTGACATAATATCAGTTAATTCTGATTTTATATCACCCTTTTCTTTTTGTTTAGGTGTATAACCCACCATAGCTCTTTTTTCTATCTTTTCGCCTTTTAATAGGTTTCCTAATGCTTTATTCTGTCTTTCTGCTTCTTTTGAATATCCTGCCATAATTAAAAACTTACTAACCCTAATATTTGATTTACAGGGGCGAACGCACCCGTAAATTTATAGGTTTTTCCTTTATATTTAAATACTATTCCTTCAACTGGAACTATTTTACTTAGTCCACCAAGTGAACTTAATTTTTCCAATTGTTGTTTTAATTTTTTCATCTTTTTAATATCACCACCGGCTCTAACTGAATTAGATGCTTTTAAAATATCTTTTCTAATCTTTTCTACAGCTTTCGTTGGATTGGCTGCAATAAAATTACTAAGATTTTGTAATATGTCCGCTCCTACTGAAAAGAAAATCTTTTCAAATGGTAACATATTTTTCTTAACCATATCTGTGTGGTTTCTCTTATCTATATCTATAACCCAATTTAAAAATTCAGGTTGTTTTGATAACTCTTTTCTAATATTTGGTATCTTATATGATTTATCAAAGAATGCCCATCTTTTAGTTAATTTTTTCAAAATTGTTTTAGGGACTTTATAACCAAATTGTCTTCCTGCATTATAAATATAATCTTCCCAATATGATTGATGATATAGTCCTAATGTATCTGTATCTTTCAGACCAAATTGAGATTGTAACTTATTTACTCTCTTATAATAAATATCAACTTTTTTCCCAAAATCAATTTTTTTTGGTAAGCTCAGAACTTTTGGTTTTATTATCTTAAAATGTTTTCCAATGTCTTGATTTACTTGTTTAATCATACCTTGCAACATTCTACCTGAACCCTTTGCTTCACCTACTGCATTACCATTTTTATCATATTGTAAAGAGTTATGAAATTGTAAAACTGCTTTATCATAATCTATTACATTTGATGAGGCTGGATAAATTACTTCCAAATTCATAAAGATTTCTCCGTTCTTAAAAACTTTATCTTTTTGTTTATCACTTAATTTCATAATAGCACTTGATAAATCTTTCATAGCGAATACAAACGCATCTCTAATATCACCACGACCACTAAACTTCTTCGCTACTGCATTAACATCTAATGCGTTTTGTCCACGATTTTTAATTTGTCCTTTATTTCTTGCCGCAACAACCTTTCCGTCACGATAAGTAATCATTAGATTTTGTCCGTCAGTTTTTTCTGTTACATCATCTTCACGATTTAATTGTCCTGATAACCCTAATTTAATAATCTTTTTCAAATCACCAAAAGTTAAATTATTATCATCAAACGGGTGTGCCATATGTCCATACGCTCCACCTTCTATAAGTAACTGGACTTCTTCTGATAAGTCTAATTCTCTATTCATAGCTTTTTTTATTTCTGTTAACTTTCTGAATTTGTTGGTTAACATATCGAAAATACCTTTATCAAAATAACCGAAAGTTTTTCTAAATAATTTTTCTCTCTTACTTCTTTCCATTTTAGAAGTTCCAAACATCTGTCTTATTTGAGTTCCGCTCTC